GAGAAATCTTTCTCCTCAGCCTTGGGGGGTTGTCCTGCCGGTACGCTTTTGCCAATAGCGGTCTTCTGCTGGAGCTTATTGAGTTGTTCCTTCAGAGCCTTGTTCTCGGCCTCGATCGACTGAGCTTTGGACGCAGTATCCTGGAGCTTCATCAATTCCACCGCATGGACAAGTCCATCGGGCATTGATGTCAGCATCGGCACCTTCTGGAGCAGTTCGACAGTACGTTTGTACTCGGGGCTGTTCTGATCCTTTAGCCAGGTCTCCTTCTCGGACAACCGTGCATACGAATCAGACCATGCCTTTGCGAACTTCTCCTGCTGCGCCTTCTGCTGTCGCTCCGTAGCAGCTTTTCGGACTCCATCAGCCTTGGCTCGCGCTGCCTTGGCCAACTGGGAATCGCCATCAGCATCGAACTCCTTGGCCGCAGCCTCGTAGTCCTCCGCCGTGTATCCCTTCTCATCTCGGAAGGAATTGGTCTCGGCAGTCTTGGATTGCTCCCGCTGCTTGCTCCACTCCTCCCTTTCCCGCCTCACCGCCTCGCGCTCGGCCTTGAGGGCCTCCTTCTCAGCGTTGATTTGCTCCCATGTCTTCGCCTTTCGGTTCTGTTCCTGGGCGAATTTGCTGCTCTTGTCCTTCGGCTCCGTCTTTTTCTCGGCCTTCGCCTCGGGCTCCGATTTCGTGCCTACTTCCTGCTCGCCACCATCGACCTCTTTACCGGCACTCCCCGCATCGGAGGACTCTTGCTCAGCAGGAGCCGTCTCATTGGTATTAGGAGACGACTCCTTAGGCTGGCTGTCGATATCGACACCGGCATCGTAGTCATTGGCCAAGGCGATCATCGCATCGGCACTCAGTGTATCATCTGCCATATTGTGCTTTTACTCGTTTGCTGGTCCGCACAGACCAACAACCGCAACTTTGATCCTATGTGTTCGTGGCAGAATCCGGATCATCTTCCTGCCCCGTAATTGATTCTTGGTCGGCCATCATCTCGATGACCTTCACAAGACTGGCCTGACCCATTGCAAAGCCTGATGAGTATTGCAAATGGTTTCGGTCAGTTATGGCTGAAGCGTTCTGCATGAGAACGGTGTTCAGCAGAGCGTCTTTGAAGCGTTTCCCGCTATCGCTCTTGAAGAAGTTGCTCAGTGCGTTGGCATCCTCCTTGCGCCAAGGAAGAGGATTTACCCAGCACTGATGTCGGCCAAAGGTCCAAGCAGCGCGGACTCGTGCGATGATGGAGATCATGGTTACTTTGCGGCCTTCTTCCGCCCCGCGGCGGCACGGCGCATGAACTCAGCGGCACCGAGCTTCTTGCGACCGATCCACGCGGCGAGTGCCTTGGGATCATCGGCACCCTCTTTCTTGAGCTGGGTGGCGAGCTTACTGAACTTGGATTTCTTCTTCATGTGGGAAATGGGTCACCAGGCCCGACAGGACCACGTTCTTGGCTTAGTAGGGTCTTTGGCCGTATCGCAGTTATGCCGAGCTCGGAAGTTCTTCCGACGCTCCGGATCGTCCCGCTTGATCTCCATATTCGGATCGCCGAAGCGGACCTTGATCACTGTACCCTTTGGATTGCGAACATACACCGCCTTCTTCTTCTTCTCTCCCGGAGTGTAGAATGGCTTGTTGAGCGCTACTTTCTTGCCTTGGTATTCAGCCATATTATCCACCTCCAAAGATTGGTGATTCCTGAATCTCCTTGAGATCGGACACCGGCTTCTTCCGCTGGACCCGCATCTTCGGAGCAACGCCTTCCTCAAGCGGTTGCAAGCCTCCCGGCTCGATCTCCCGCGGGGTCGCCGGCGCGATGTTGCATTGGACGACGGTTCCTTCGGTGAGCGGTATCATAACCTTCTTGGCCTCGAACTCGCCGCACCAGTCGTTGGCATTGAGAGTAGGCCAACAACTAGGCCTCCCAGCGGGCGGGAACCTGCGGCAAGTCCCGTCCACACAATAGAACCGGCAATCCTTACATGTCACGGTGATCATCACATCATCTGGGCTTCAGCGACGGGAGCCTGTTCCGCAGGAACCGGAGCGGGGGGCGGGGCCGCTGGAGCGGCTAGCATGCCCGTGCTCTCGAAGAACTTCTGGATCTCCTTCCGCAGCTTCCGCGCCTCGTTCGTCGCCACCTGCTCGTAGCCCTGCAACAGGCTATCGATCCGCATCATGAACGCGTTCTTGCTCACCGGGCTCAACTGCTGGCCCTGCTGCATCGCCCCATTCAGGTACTGCATCAGCACCCCGATCCGACCCGCATAGTTCTGACCGGGCTTGGCCGGCACCGGAATGCCCACCAGCAGCGTCGGTATCGTCTTGGTCTCGTCCTCAAGCTCGTCCTGCTGCTTCTGGCCAGGATCCCGGAGCAACCGCTTCACAAGGCTCGGGTCATCCAGCTCCATGATGCTCTTGTCTAGCTCCACCTGATCCACCCAGGGCGAGTTCATGAACAACTGCTTCCGATTGATGGCCTGCTGGATCATCATCTGCCGGCTCACCATGTCCATGCCGCCCTTCGGCTCCAGCTCGTACTGATCGTGCAACGCGATCGGGTCCGCCTCCAACGAGTCCTCCGCGAACCGGTACCGCAGGCTCTTGGAATCATACTGGATGTACAAGCCCCACGCCTGACGATAGAGCTTGCCCAGCGCCATGCGGAACAGCCGCGCCCGGAGATCTCCGCTCTGCATGGCCTGAGCGTTGATGCTCTGGATCTCGGTCGCGGTCCTCCGGTCGCTGCCGCCGCTCATCACCGTGGACATGCCGTAATCGGGGCTCCCGATCCGGTTCTCAGCCACCGCACGGGTCTGGTTCAGCTCCTGATCGAAGCTCACCGGAGGCTGAGGCATCTGCACCGGAGCCACGCCATACGGGAGAATCTGTCCCGGCTGGAACCGCAAATTGATGCTGTTCGGCAGCTCCCGCTCCGCCCGAAAGAGCGGGCGGTTGTACAGCGTCATCGCGTCATGCTTGTGGTTCCACATCGAGGTCATGGAGAGCTCGAACGGAGCCAGGATCTCGCACACGCCCCGCGGGCTGAACCAGCCCTTGTCCTTGATCTCGTACGGGAAATCCACGAACGGAAGTTGGCCATGGTCGTACGGGAGTTCCATGGGGTCGCGCAGATCCAGATCCACCGCCGCGGGGCTGTACAGGTAAACCTCCCACACCCCGTCATCACGCTTCCGGTACACCTCCCAGACGATCACGCCATCCGTGTTCGTCGTGTACGTGATACCCTCGCGCAACTGCTTCGCATCGTCCTCGGTCGCCGCGCCCGGGATATTGTCGTCCTCCTGCGGGTTCCCCCGGATCTTCTCGATCGTCTTCGAGTCCGCCTTCCATCCGAACTGGCCAGCCATGCGCTTGTACGCCGGGACACTCATCGGCATCACATGCACCGCCCAGTCCGCATCCTGGAGGTCAACCGTATACGCCGGCACCACGAAATACATCGGGTCCACAGCCTCGAATCCCACCCGCTTATCGCCCGGATTCCAGAAGCACTTCATCACCCCACGCCCGCTCATCAGCGTGTAGTCCACCCAGGAGAGCACCTCATCCACGAAGTTGGTCTTCTCTCGGATCTTATAATTGAACCAGTCCTCCGCGACCTTCGTGTACGCATTCAACTGCTGGCGCATCGGCACAAAGCTGGCCACGACATCCATGCCCAGCGCCTGCTGGAGGAACAAGGGCTTCAGCTTCTCGATCGCTGTATCGATCAGCGGCCAGTGCAGGTCCGCGGCCTTCGGCCAGGGCTTGTTCGTACGGCGCAATCCATGGTGCCGCAGCTCGTACCACCTCGTCTGCCGCAGCTCCCACGGGCTGCGCTGGCCCACAGCCTCGACAATCTGCCCCTGCAACGCACTCCGCTGTTTATCGGTCATCATAAATGTCCTCCCCTCCTCTTATCCCCCCACCTCGCAACCAGCAAGCGCAACCCCCTCAGGCTCAATCGCCCCTAGCTCATCCTCCATCCGTTCCAGCAGGCTCCGCCCATCCTCGCCCAGCGCCTTCATGTACTCATCCATCCGCTTCCCGCCACCACCGCAGAAGGCCAGTACCATCGCATCCGCCCGGTCCGGGCTGTTCACCCCTCTGGCGCGTAGCTCGTCTTTCCCCTCCAGCGTGAGCTTTCCCTTCCCGTTCGTCCGGACTTTGCGGCTCACGAACTGCTGGAGAAGTACCTCGTCCGTCCCCACCGGCCCCAGATTCACCTTCCCCTCCTCCACCATCCGCCCGAACTCGATCCACATCTCCGCCGCCCGGTTCACGAACTGATCATCCCGAATGGCCCGCTCCCCGAAGTTCACCCGGCGCACATCCCACCCCTCCGCCCGGAGCGCGTCGCACATCACAACCCCCATGCCTCCTACGTCGGCATAGATATCCTCGGCCTTCAGCTTCCACTTCCTGAACTCCGCGATGAACCGGCCCACGCTGGCCATCGTGTCCTTGTCCCGCCAGCGGATCAGGGCCTTCACCGTGTTCCCCTGTCGCACCACCATCACGCTCTCGTCGCCGCCAGCCGAGAAATCGCACCCCGCGGTCAGCCGGTGCCCCTCCGTATCCTCCTTGGGCGGGCCAGATACAACCTTCTGCCAGTCCGCTGTTTTGACAGCGGTGAGGCTCCCGTCATCCTCCATGAACTCCGCGTAGATCATCGAGCGCACCAGCGGGTGACCCTCGCCCCAGCGGGCCATCTGCTCATCGATCCACTCCTTCCGGATATGCGGACAGTCGTATGCCGTCACCGTGAAGGTCTGCCACTTACCATCGTTCCGCCTGAATACATCGTAGAAGTACCCGGAGGAGCCGCCCGGGCTGCTCATGAGGAGGGTTCTGGTCGGCTGGCACCGCTCCATCGACTGGAATATCCCGTCCGGTACCGCCTTCGCCTCATCAACAATGTACATCAGGTCATTACTCGGACCCTGCACGTGCCAGCCCTCCGCCTTCTCCGGATTGCTCGCGCTGAACCCGATGCACCGGCTGATCAGCTCCTGGCCATCCACCTTCTTCGGGTACACATACCGGATCTCTCCATCCTTGATCGAGAAGCCGTTCTCCTCGCCACCCAAACCATTGATCATCTTCCTCAGGTGAGGCCACAGAGCGTCGGCCACCTGACGGTACACAC